TAAAACTGGAGTTGCCATTTGTATTTATTTATTTAAATTGTTACTAATTAAAATCTCTTGAACAGGTTGTTATTCTGTCTAGGGATTGTTCTTTGAGGTTTGTTAGAAGGTCTTGTCTTGAAGTCATCATCATCTGTTTGACTTGATGATCCAAGTTTTCTAGCTTCCTCAGTTTTTAATTGTCTTACTACTTTCTCAGTAGCAACTCTTCCTCCTTGATCTTTTACTTTACTTCTGTATCCATCTGGATCAGAAAGTAACCAAAGAGCTTCAGCAATCAAACCATGATTTGGTTCCACAAACTGATACTTTTCAAGTAAGTGGCCAAGCAAGTTTGTTTGCCTTCCAGAGATTGATGGATAATTTGGTTGAACCAATCCTGAGTATAACACACTCTGTGTTTTCTTATCAAGTTTAATTCCTCCAATCTCTCCTCCAAGTAGAGTATTATATACACTATCAGTGTATGCTCTAGCTTGTTTAGATTGTTGATCTTTTTTCACTTCTTGTTCTGCAAGTTGACGTGCAACAATCTCTTCTTGCATTCTATCCAACTTTGGTTTGAACTGATTAGCCTTTTGACCAAGCTTATCAAGATCTCTCCAGTCTTCAACCTCAGATTCAATTTCTTCTGGAGTACCAAAACCTGTTGCATAAAGATATTGTCTTGCAATCTCAGCTTGATCATATTCATCATCTGGATCTAACTGACGCATCTCTTCTACTTGAGCAAGTGTTCTGAACAAACCTTTTAAGTCTTGACCTCCATCAGCAACATACTTTGCTGCTAACTGAAGTTCTTCTGGTAAAGCATTAAAGAATTCTTTTGGAGTATTCTCTTTTATCTTTGCAGCTCTTTCTTCAAAGTTTGCTTCAAACAGTTCTCTAAAATCTTTAGTAGTGTAATCTTCTAATGACTTATCATCATCAAAAGGAATTAACTCACCATCTTCAATCATTTTAGATGCTAATTCAAATAAGCCTGACTTGTCAACTTTAGGTCTCCCTTTGTTGCCAGCTTCTTCTTCTTGTAAGATTAAGCCATCAAGTTCAGCAATAGTTTCATCAGCTTCTGCTTTCTTATCTGCTATCTCCCTTTTTTCAGCAGGAGTTGCAGGTGTGTTTTCAAGGAACGAGGTGTCAACATTTTCTCCTTGTGAGAATAGTGACTTTGGTTTCTCTTCTTTGCCATCTTCTGGAAGCATTACATTCTCTGCTCCAGGTGCTCCAAATAAGGCATCAATATCTACTTCTCTTTGCTCTACCGTTGTAGAGTCTAATACCTGATCATCAGGGTTGTTGTTGGTTTTTTCCATTACTGTTGGTTTTAATGATACACTATAATATACAAATAAATCTTTTAAATTTAAAGTACTATTTGTAATTTTTTTGCATTATATAGCTACAGACTATTTTTTAGTTTTATTGTCCTTACTAGAATCATATTTATTCTTGTTAATTCTAGCAATTTCAACTTGTTTGTTTGCTATATCTTCCTGAACTTGAATCTTTCTTTCTTCAATACTCATCTTTTGTGAGTGTCTAAGATTCTCATCAGATTGCTTTTCTCTTTGTAAATCCATTTGACTTTGATACTGTTCTGTTTGTCTAATGTTTTTCATTTCATCCTGATAATCTGATATCTCATTCTTATTGATATCTTGCATTGCACCAAATCCAGCAGATCTAATTTCAGCAACAGTAATGTTATTTGCAAGCTCTTTATCTTGTTTATCAGCATCAGCTTGAAGTTTAGCTTGTAACTGTTTCTCTTGAGATGCAAGTTGTTCTTGTTGCATTTGTTGTGCAGCTTGTTGCTCTTGTTGTTTCTGTTGTTGTATCTTAGCTTCAGAGTCTTTAAGTACTGAGTTAAGCTCTGAGATTGAATCTGACTGAACTAATTTACCTAAGTCATATATAGATGCTCCTGTTGTATTATTCTGCATTGCCATAGACTTTAATTGTTCTAGTACAGCTCTGTGGTTTGCAGTAGTTGTACAGAATATATTAAGATCGCGCATTAGAAGATCTGTGCCATTGATCTGAAAGTTTACCTTTTCATCATTACCAGTTATGTATGTTAGTCTACTGGAAGGTTTTGTAGAATGATAATACTGTGCAAGGTCAGTTCTCATCTGATGTACTCTAGGCATTAGATAATCACAGTGTTGAATAAAGAATACTTCTGTTTGAGCATAAGATGCTGCGGCAGCTTGTTCTACTCCGGTAGCAGTCATTTGTGATAACTGAGCACCCATACGTTGTGGGTTTACTCCTATAACTTCATAAGCCTGTTGCTTAAAGTGGTTAGCTAATTGTACCCTTGACATTAATCTTTCTGTCTGAGATAGATCTAGTTTTTGGAAATGCTGGAAGTTAAGTGCATTCTCTGTATTTGTAATACTTGTATCAAGAGGTAGAATTTGGAAGTTCTTCATTGCTGTATAGGCATTAGCATAATTTCCTTTTCCCCAGTCTTCACCCAAGGAATGCTTTGGTAAAGTATTTTGGTCAAGCATAATGATAGTACCAAGTTCATCTACCAGGATATCAGCTATTTGATTGTTAACAATGTTATATCCAATCTGGTATGGCTTCATTAAGTCAATTAATGCAGTAGACTTTGTATTTCTATCAGAGAACACCGCTCCTTCTACAGGAAGCTTACAACCATAAAGAGTATTATCTCCTTTAAATTGAAACTTTAAAGAGCTAATGTGATTCTTATCTATACCTACATAGATAGGAGAGAATCCACCGGGGTTATTCATACCCCAGAAAGAAGGAATGTTTGGTCCAATTTTTACACCACCCCACACTTCATTAATCCAAATCCAATCAATATGCTCACCATATACTAAATTGTCTTTAGTTTTATTCTTAAAAAGTCTGGTATCATAGATTGGTTTTTCTTCAACCTTGTAGTCTTCAGTTATTACTTCATTAATAACTTCTCCATTTTCAGCTACTTTAGTTAAGTTACCAACTTTACGTTGAGACTTCCAATACACAGTTGATACTCTTAATAAGTATGCAGTACCTTGATCATAGTAATCTTCTCCCTCAGACAAGATCTGATTGATTATATCTCCTTGGTTAATAACACTACCGTTCATTGCTGAGGTGTACTGTCTGTATGCAAGAGAAGGCATCTGAGTATTCCACTCATGTGATTTAGTTCCATCATACATAGAACCATCATTTTGGATACCACCAATTGTATATCCTGCAGATCTAATTGGGTAAACAGCTTCTAGTGCTTCTAACTGTTCAGTTGTCATCTGATAACCATAACGATCAATAACATCTGATGCTGTCATCATGTCTGTTTTACCAACCCATTGTGACTGAGAAATATATCTTGCATCTGGAGATTTGTGGTAGAAAGTAATAGCTGGATTCCATAACTCTACTTCATAGTCATCTTCCATCATTCTAAAATGCCAGAATTCTCTATCTGTAATGAGCATGTCCCTGAAGCCTCTCTCTTCTAGTTCATCCATTTTAAATCTTTCAACATCTACCTTATGCTGATGAGTTGCCCACTCTTCAACCATTGATCTATAATCTTTTTTAAAGAATTTTTCTATCTCTGGTAAAGTTTTAAGATTCTCTGGATTCAATTGTTGTTGTGCTTCTTCAGATTCTGGATCAAGACCCTGCTCTAATAAAGCTGCAGTAAGTTTAATTTGAGCATCTGCCATAAGAACTTCTTCAACTGCAGCACGTTTTTGTTCCATCATCTCATTGTATGAGAACTCATCAACAGCCCTGTATGTTAATTTAGTTGATCTCTTAGCAAATTCAGCTACTAGAACATTAATAACATTAGGTATGATTGGGTAGAATCTTAACTCTAAAGCTGACTGATCCTCTTTAGTAAGAACATCAACCATATCTCTATAGTCATTATCTTCTTCAACTATATAATCTGATTTATCAATTACACCTTTAGCCAACTTATAGTTTTTCATAAGTCTTCTAGCATTTCTTCTAATCTGCTTAAGTCCTTGCCACTCAACCCAGTCTAGATTCCATGCTGCCCACTGCTGATCTTTCTCAGCTTTTGGTAAAAATTGTAATGGCTGAGTAATACTACCAATTCTATTAGGTTTAGTTTTAGCCCCAGCTTTGGCTTGCATTGCGTTAATTATCTGCATAACTCTTATTTAATATTTTTGAATGGTGATCTTTTAAAATTCTGACCATTGCCAAGTTGGCCTCTTCCCATATGACGGAAAGGACTCCTATTTAATTTAAACAAATTTTCTGACTTTTGCAAGTTTTTAGCTGCATCATCCATGATTACTATCTTTGAATAACCTCTGTTAGCTTGTTGAATTCTCATGAAAGCAACTAGTGCACAGAATGAAACCAGTCTATCCACATTGACTCCATCTGAATATTCTCTCATTTCCTTTAGAAGCATAGGATCTGGAATCCTTTCAATACCATATTTGGTTCTTACAATAGTTCCATCAGGTTTTGTTTCTACATCTAATTCTTCTTTAGTGTATTCAATTGCATAACTCAACAAGTGAGCTTTAAATAATACACCTGTATTCTTCCAACCATATTCCTGGAATACATTAGCATTGGCACCAAGATCTTTCAAGAAAAGTATTTGACTCTTAGGTACTAAGAATCTTTGCTTCTTTCTAGAAATCATATATTGGATAAAAAGAGAAATGTTATTCTCTATTACTGTCCATGCATTGTACCATTCTATAATTAGCTCTAATTGCTGGTGTGTTTTATTTATATCATCATATCTACCACACCAGGCTGCTACAATTCTATCTTGTTCTATATAAGTTTCTGTTTCTACACCTGAAACCTTAGTGACTTCCATTGGAGCTTTCATTATGTAAATAGAACATAAAGATTCTGAAGTTGTTGTTTTTCCTTCAGATACAGGGTCAATAGAGGCGTAGTAATGCTTAGCAAATTCTGGATTAGCAATTGGTCTTTCCCATACAACAATACAACCAGTTTTATCTTCAGTCTTTTTAGATACTGGAAATTCAGAGATAGGTCTTTTATTACTAGTCTTAACAGTTGGTTTTCCATTCTCATCTGTAGAGATATCTAGAAACTCATATGCATATTCTTTATCTTCTATTCTTCTTTCCTGAGCTCCAATAAGATGTGTAGGAAATACAGATACTGTTCTATTAGCAAAGGCCTCTTCAATATTTCTTGGATGCTGAGAAATTCTTAACTGGTAAGTCTCTGGGTCTAATTCTTTTTTCCATTTATCAAACTGTTCATCTAAAGCCTTTAATGCTTCTTCTACAAGTGAATTACCATATTGATCTATGTATGGAGGCATAGACCATTGCTCAGGAATAAACAATCCAGATAATCCAACAGTTCTATTCTTATCTAGTAAGTTAGATTCAACCGCATAGATATCATTATCTGCTGGATGAAGTATCATTTTTCTTAAAGGTTCACATTGTGATAAATCACCCACAGAACCGGCAGCTATAAACATTCCTGTAGTAGTCAAACCAGATCTCATAGCAGGACGCATGTACTCATATGTTTTATTCATCTTAGGAGCAATCCCGGCCTCTTCATGAAAGAAGTATTTAACTGGACCCCCTACACCATTTGTAGGATCTTTTTCAAAAGACATACCTTGTATAGTTCCTTTAAGACCTACTTCATTTTTTCTGTCACCTTTTCTTACCTCAATCTTTTGTTGCCACATCATTACTTTACTTGGATTCATTGGACGGTACCAAGCTGTATGCTCATTTAAGAACGCGGCATACTCATCTAAGAATTTCCAAGAACCTTTTTCATTGATGTAATCTTTAAGACTTGCTCCAATTTTTAATGTGACCCCAGCCTCAAACCATTGTTGACAAAGTAACTTTGCCATATGATAATATGAAGATGCAATCTGACGTTTCTTTAATACTGCAACATGTTGATAATTAAGTTCAGCAAGCATTTCATAAAGAGCAAGATGATACTGTGCATCTCTAATATCTGCAAACCCAAACTGTTGTATCTCTTTGTTAAAGATTGGTAAGAAGTTTAACCACATGTAATACTCCCGCGCGAGATACCAGTTCTTTTCTCCACTCTTAATTAAGACACCTTTTCTGCATTTAGCTTTTTGGTCATCCCAATAGTTTATAAAGTCTTTTGATTTAAACGGAGCCATGGTATAAACATTCTGCATTTTAAATCTTCTTGACTCTACTGTAAATAAATCAGCACTGATTTCATCAAACTGGTATTCTCCTGGTTCTTTAAAAATGCTAAATAAATATTTAGCAAAAGCTTCTCTAGTTTCAAAAGAAGTAGTTGTCCAAGTACCGTTATCCCAGGTAGGTATGTCTTGATATATCTCACTCATTATGCATCATATGCTAAGCCTTGTCCTCCGCGCACTTTACTAGACTGTTCCTCTTGTAAGTCTTTATAAACTCCTTTAAATGAGGCTCTTATCTGGTCAAAATTCTTTGCGGCTGCAACAAGTGAATTAATATTTCCATCTCTTCCTGCGGTAATTGGTGTAGTTTCCATATACTTTCCAAGTCTATCAAGCATTGAAGACATTCCTTTATATGCTCTAGATGTAGGAGTCTCATACATTCTTTCACAAAATCTTAATGCTGCAAAAACTGTAGCATCTTCTGTTGAGAACTCTGCTTCAATCTCACGCATTATTATAGATTCTTTTTCAACTTCTGGAGTATGAAAGAAAGGATTCATATCTGGATTAGGACATGTCATATAAAACAAGTACTGATAAATCTTAAGATGCTCTTCTGGATATTCATCCATTACATCTTTCAATGCCTTCAGTGTATAACAATGTTCTGTAGGAATCACTGTTCTGTTCTGTACATCAAATAGTTTTATTAACATTAGTGTTTTGTTTTAAGTTTATCTCTATTATCATTAATATAATGAATAATTGCTAATACTTCATCAACTAAATAAGGTATTGCAATTGGTAAAACTTCTTTTACTATTGGTTCTCCATGAAGATTACGTTTTGTTATTGGGTACCCCCAGTTATCTTCACCCTCAACTTCAAAGATTACATGATGAACAAATATTCTTCCGGGTTTAAGTTTTGGATTATGCTTTAGTATAATGTACATGTAAATGCTTAACTGTAAAGCATAGTGATAGAAATGACAATCATCAAGATTATCTACTGGAGCTAACAACTTAGTTGATTTACCTTCCCAGTCTACCCATGATTCTTTTTTAATTTCTTTGTTAGTCTTGTAGTCAATGATATTTACTTTACCATTAACTACTTCAACTAAATCTGATTGCCCACAAATACCTACTGAACGTAGATACACCATGTGCTCAGGATAAACTCCTGGTTCAAGCTTTTGAGATGGAGCATGTCTTATTCCATTATTTTCACCAGACGGTTTAAATACAGGAATAGTTACTCCTTCTCTTTCAATTGAAGCAAATGAACATATGTCATCTTCTCTTTGGTTATGATACCAAGTACCAAGAGTTGTAGATCTATCTGCTTCATTTTTCCAAATCTCTTGTATTATAACTGGATCAACACCCGCCCACTTTGACTTCTTACTTTTAGTAACTTTTTCTGCAACTTTCTTTGTATCAAAAGGTGTTTTAAAATGAGAGACAAGTGTTGTTACACTTACCCAATCAATGTTACTGTCTTCAAGACTTTTGTAACTGTGATCATGTGCGTTAAATACTATCATTTTGTCAATTGTTAAGCATTTTCTATAATTGATTCAGCTAATGTTTTAGCTGCATTATCTTCAGACATTATCATTTTTCTTATATTAGATACTTCTTCTTGAGTAAACTTACCTTCCATACCGAGCATTTTTAGTCTTAGAAGTTTATTATCTAATTCAAGTTTATCCATTCTTTCTTCTAAAAGAGTTGTAGGGGATCTATAAACATTTTTATGATTTTCTGTTATTTGACTCCATAAACCATCTGCCATTGAGCCAGGTGTTCTTTTAGTACTTATTGGTGTTTGATCTGAAGTTGTTATTGAACTTCGCTTATACATTTCTTTTGCAAAAGCATCTCTAAAATCATCTTCATTATTTGGATAGTCATACATAATGTTTCTTTAAGGTTATCTAATACATCTTCATCTTCTTCTGATATTAAAGAATTCCAATGTAAGTCAGGACAAGCTGTAGATAGGGCTCTAACTTTGAAATGTAAAGAACATCCGCATAAATTACAACAAGGTTGAGTTCCTTGTACTACACAAGATTTACCTTCCTCATCTTTTCTAACACAGATATTACATATGGCCATACGCTTTTCAGCAATATGCTCAACAAACTCATCTCTTATAATAGAGTTAGTTATCCCCTCTAGTATCTGTTTTCTATTCTTCCAAATTTTTTTAAACTTTGCTTTCATTTCTTTTAGATTTAATGTTATCCTTTTTGATTTCCTGATCTGCTATTCTCTGCTCTAGCTTGATCAGTAGGTCAAGTTTGTTTTCTACAGCCTTCTTATTAAAGTAAGCTCTAAAGGTAGAAGTATCATGATTGCTTAAACTCTTGGTATATTTGGGTATTGCTCTCCTAATTAATCTAGGTTTTGCTACAAACTGACCAAGACCATCCACATTTATTCTAGGATGTGCTAAGTTACTCATGTTCTCTCTTACTGCTTTATAATAGAATTCAATAAATTCTTCTACTAAAGGTTCCGGAACATCTAGTTCATCAGCAACCTGTCTGTAAAGTTTATTTGCTTTCTTGGGATTCATGTGCTAAGAACTTGTAATCTAATAACACTGTACCTTCTGTTTGAATCTTTAATACCGGATTAAGCATGATCAACTTCTTATTCTCCGAATCTTTAACTACTAAACCATTCTTCTCAGATTTGTTTATAGAATTTCTTACAGTTTGTGGAGACTTAAATATCCAATCCTCATCTGTAGAAGTATCAACACAAAAATGACTGAGCTCAATTGGCTGGTTAAAACTAAGCAATGTCAAACAGTTAAGATCAGACTCACTCATTGCTATATGATTAACATAGCAATGAGTTAAAATCTGAAATTTTACTACATCCCATTTTGGCATCTTTACACGTTTCTCAACTTGATTTACTAATGCCATGATGTTATCCCTTTTTTAGTTTTCTTTCTTTTGGTTTATCTTCACCCTCTGGACCCTCTGCTGGTCTCTCTTGAGTGTCTTGCA